TTTAAATGCCTCTGACAGTTATCTCCTTCAGCCGGAAGCATGTTTTACTCCGTTTATTACTGACAGGATTCTGGAACAGGCACTTTCTCCCATGCTCCCGGATCGTAACAGACTGCTGCCTCTTATCCGTGCATTTTTTAACAAGAATACAGAAAATCTTGCCAGTATGCATGTTTATTTTACACGGGAAGGAATCCGACGCTTTGCCAGAACAGGGCTTTTAAAAGAAATTCCTTCTGATTTTTACCGCCCGTTTCTTCCTGCCGAACGTTTGCAGATGCTTCAGAAGCTTCTGCCATGGTGCCGCCAGGGTACTTACCGTATGCTGAAACAGCCCCTTGACCAGCTTCCAATCAATCTTCACCTTTGCGTAAATGAAACTATGGGCTACTTTTCCTTTGATAATGCAGAAAATCAGACAACATATCTTATGTTTAACGAAACCGGGCTTCTGTATGTTTTTCTGGATTACCTGCAGTCACTTGAGGACACCTGTTTTTACACCCCTGAGGAAACTGCTGATTTTATTAACAGTGAGATCCGGACACTCCAGTACCAACAGCTGTGCAATAAAAAAAATAAGGTTTTACCCCCCCAGCCCGTCCGAAAACTTGATTCTCTACCATAAAAATACCCCTTTTCTTCCAATGTGCCATTGAAAACTGAATAAAACACACATTGCGAAGAAAAGGAGCTTATACTCCTGCTATTATCTCCATCATCTTTTCAAATCCAAGGAGATTTTTAGCTCTTTCTATATTATAGCCCAGACATAAGAGCGCGAACTCTCCAGTCACCTTACGCAATCCTCTTAACAGAAAGTAGGTGGCTCCCATCGCTCTTTTTATTGTTCCAAATGGATGCTCTGACAAGCACATCCTCATAGCCATTTTTTCTCGGTTGGGTTTTAGAGAGAATCTTACTATTTTCACTTTTTCATAATGCCCTTTTGCACTATGTTTTGAAGCATTACATTCTTTTCCTTCTGCCTTAAGCCATTCCTTACATGGCTTCTCCAGATTATCTTTTGTAAAATCAATCTCTTTCCATTCACCTTTTCCCTTATAGCACTTGTTTCTGTTTTTACAATGCTTACATGCATTTTTATTGGCATAACGGATGTTTCCATTTTTCTTAATACACTTTTGCCGCAGGATTTCACCTGCCGGACAATACACCAGATTTCTTTCCGGATCCCTGACAAAATAGCCCTCCTTTGCCCGTTCCATCATCTCTTCCGGTGTCCCGTAAATGGATTTTACATTTTCTGATTTTTCTTCTTCATCTCTCACTTTCCGACGGACTTCCTCGACTCTGATATCTGAAATAACATCTGCATATACTTCTGGAATCAGACCAGCATGAAGACTTTTTCTCAGTTCATCTGGTTTTATACTGTGAATATCTGCCTCAGCTTCTTCATAAGAGATACTCAATTCATATCCATCTTTTCCATCTTCCATTATGACATGAGGGATAATACCATTCTCAAGACATTGGAGCATATCTTCCGCATTTTCATAACCTTTGTCTGCCACTGTTTCCAGAATCTTATCCGGTTCTTCTTCTCGCATTCTGCTCATGGTCGGACTAAGCAGACCGTGATCCGTCACCTGATTCGTCATTTCAAAATCCCTGATCAGATGGGTTGCGGAATCTACTGCCGTCTGTGGATTATACGCAACTGCGAAACCATTCTTATTCTTCATAAGTCTGGCATCTGCATCTGTCAATGATAATTGAGACACACCTGTATCCTCCATCAGCTTTTGATATGCTTCATATCTGGCAAGACGCTCCTGCGCTTCTTTCAGTTTGGCTTCAAGAGTTTCTTTGGTTAAATTTTCAGGTATTTCTTCCAGCTCTTCCTGTTCATCCATTTCTTTTAGTATCCGTAAATACTCATCCGTGTGCGCATTCAGCCATTTGATCCTGTCGTCCAGTTTATTTTTCGTAAAGTTGTTATCCTTAGAATTATTTGCCAGAAATTTGCTTCCATCAATAGAAGTAAATCCCCATTCAACAGCCCCTGAGATTCTCCTGTTGAACTCTTGAAATATTTTTTTCAAACTGTCAATGTTATCTTTTCTGAAATCAGAAATTGTACGAAAATCGGGTTCCACTCCGCCCATCATCCATTTCACTTCAAGATTTACTTTACAGCTCTCAGATAGTTTTCGCGAGGAACGGATTCCTTTACGGCTTCCGTAAATATATAGCTTATACATTCCTTTTGGATCATATGAGGGACGACCTTCCACCGCTGCTTCTTTTACTCCATATTTAGTAAGATCAAGACTGTTTACGAAAGCATCTATCAATCTTGCGATACTCTTTGGATCTACAAAGGAATCCCACGAGCACATCATCATTTGAGTACGGTCAAAAGTGGAAACATACGGCATAATCATTCACCTCAGATATCATTTTTCTTGTTTCCATTATACGCTTTTTCTAATAGAAAGTCTTGTTTTCTGTGCGCTTTATTCAGTTTTCAATGTACAACTGTATCTATATGAAACATCCCCTTAGGGGGGTGATTCAATCTTATGTTTGCGGATGACTGCCTAACTTAGTTTTCGGACAGTCTGCCCATTGGTGAAAGCCCCTTTTTTTGTTTTGGGATCCACATACAGAACCCCTTCCCACTGATAATGGGCGTACGGGCTCATGTAATGGATCTGCCCCCGGTTCCCCTCCGTTCCAATCCGCACATTCTCCGAAAGTGCCATCTGGTCCGCCGGAACATAGGGCTGCATAAAACGTTCGGCTGCACTGGCAAGAAAGAAAAGCCCCTTTCTTCCACCGGTCTTTTCCGTTCCCGTTTCCAAAAGAGACTTTTTCCACTCAAAAACAATCTTAGCCATTTCCTATCCTCCTAACCGGTAATGCCTGGACACCGGAAAGGATGTATTATCTGCAAAAGCAGTGATCTGAAATGCATCCGGCCTGTGTCGATTTAATACCTGTGCCATTGTGTGACCCGTTTCACCGGTGATCTCCTCTTTGCATTCTCCCAGAACAACAAGATCCCCCTGGGAAAACGTAAACCTTCCCGCTTGCTGTTTTGCAAATCCTGCATAAGGCAGATACCTGGCATCTTCCGGAATCCGCACAACATATACGTTCTGAGAACTGACGCCCGTATCCCGGAATCCTGTTTGAATCTGGCTTTTCCAGAAACAGTTATGAAGCACGGTTCTGATCCATCGTTCTTTTCGGTCCGGTGTATCAGCAGCACGGATCCGGTTGTAAAGCGTCAGCGTATGTACATAACCTGGACTTAGCATAAGTTCCTCCCTTTCAGATACCACAGTACAAAAGTCCTGTATTTTCCAGATACCGGAAAATAACCTCCCTGATCTTTTTAGCTTTTCCATCTTCGGTATAAATGGATCTGGAGAGATCGTAAGTTCCCGACTGTCCATCATTATTAAAAGTTACCAATGGTCCAATATCACCGTGGGCCGTGGACTGCTGCTGCATCTGATCAGCCTGATAGAGAAGTTCCACCAACTCACAGCAGCAATCTCTTATCTGGTCAGTGATAAAGGACGAATCCATAGCAATCTGGTCAAAAGTATATTTGTCAATTTCTGTTCTGGCCTGCTTTTCCCAATATAGGAACGCATCTTCCGGCACTGTTGGGTTTCTACCCAGCAGATACTTCAATTCATAATAACTGTAAGTTGCATACTGCATCCGATCACATCCTCATTATTCTCCTGCGGTGTGGACGTAAATTCCATCTTTCTTGTTGTCGTAAGCTTCTACGATACCAACGGTACGATATCCAAACTTCCATGCATCTGCATCCTGGTTTACATCCGGGGAAATAATCTTTGAAACCGTATGTTTCTGGTACTGGATCGCCGTCTGCTTATCCACAATCAGGAAATTGATTGCTTTTCCTGCCGCATTCTTTTTGAAACCACCCTCTCCACTTGCGTTAAGATCAATTTTGGAATAGAATCTTCCCTCTGGTACTTTCACGATTCCTGCAAATCCCTCAATCGCTTTCTTGGAAGCTGTGGTATCCAGATCCTCAATCATGCCATAGATGGTCGGATTGATAAACAGATAACAGGTTGCAAGGTTTGCCTCTGCATTTTCAATCTTTCCTCTGGCAGCTCTAAGTGCCGCAAGCGCTGCTTTTCCATCAGAAAGAGCTGCTGCCACAGTTGTTACTCCTGTAATGGACGCATAGCCAGCAAGACGGTAAGCATCAAGCTCCGGAACTACCTTGGTACGAAGGAACTCTCCGGACAGTCTTCCAAACGCAACACCTGCAGTCTCAATATTGTCCACTGCGTCAATGGTAAACATTCGGCCACGATCATATCCACATTTTTTGGTTTCGTATTCCAGGGTTACGTCACCTGCAACATAACCAGTCTGTTTGTTGTAATTTGCCAGACCCTGCATAGAC